CCATACACATGGCCGATATTTTGAAAACTTTATCGGCGAGAGGAATACAGTCTACGATTTCACCAAACTTTCTTTGTTTATAATCACCATCTAAACCCGCTAATAGAACGGTTTTATTATTGTTGAGTGCCTTTTGTACAAACTTTTTCAAACCCCTAAAGAACTGCGCTTCGTCAATGGCAATGACATCGACGTTTTCGTATTTCAAGTCGCGTAGATTCTTTACTTTTACACACTCGAACTCTGTATTATCGTGTGTTTTAAGAACACTTTCGTGTGATCGTGTGTCCTTATACGAATTTACAACGAGAATACGTTTACCTATGATTTGGTACCTTTTTAAACGACGAACGAGTTCGGTCGTTTTTCCGGAGAACATGTTACCCATAATAATTTTCAAACTCATTTTCTAAATACACGAATTATTTTTTTATACTTGTAAATATATTCTCAGGATATATTAGAACAATGTTCATTTATATATTATTTTTATTATCTTTATTATTTAACGGGTTAATTGGATACTTTGTTTCTTATAAAAGGAATGTAAAAGAAGGTGATCCTGTATACGATTTAGGATTTAAAATATTACCAAATTTACAAAAATATGATCATTTGGGTGATTATGCGTTAATTATTCCTATACTCTTTGTTATATTTTCATGGGGATCATGGGGAACGTCAAAACGTGAAAAATTTTTAAGTATGTTCATTTTGATGTATACATTTAGAGGTTTATCTAATTATGTAACGACATTACCTTCATCAAAGGAGTGTAATTTAAAACCACCATTTGGTTTTTGTAACGATTATATGTTTTCTGGGCATGCCACAGTCAATATAATATCATCGTATTACGTAGGTTCACCTTTATGGCCGGTATGGCCAATTCTAACATCCATTTTCTCGGTGGCGTCTCGAGAACATTATTCAGTCGATCATGTAATTGCATGGCTTATTTTTGCAGCACTGAAGTGTAAAATATAATATTTATATAAATAAATGAACTTTAATACGTACGTTGTAAATTTGGATTCACAAAAGAAACGGTATGATGTTCAAGAAAAGAAACTTAATGAGGTTGGGATATACCCAATTCGTATCAGTGGGTATAGATTTGAAGATATTGATAAAAGTGAATTACAAAAACATTTTGTTCGAACAACACCTTTATTAAAGCCTAGAGCTACTATTGGCTGTACATATAGTCATATACAGGCACTTAAACATTTTTTAAAGAACGATTCAAATGATTTTGCTCTTATATTAGAAGATGATGCGTTTCCTTTATTTACTAACGTTGTTCATTTGGAAAAGAAACTCGAAAATACAGATTGGGACTATTTAAGTTTACATTGTGACGGTGTATGCCCAAAAGAGGGTGGTATTCCTTATTTATTATCTGGTTCGACCGCTGCATATTTCATTACACGTGAAGGTGCAGAAAAAATAATAAACTATAAACATTCTTTTCATTACGATATACAAACAACAACAATGGAAAATCTGAATAAAAAAATTGATATAAAAAATTCGTTTTGGACAGATGAAAACGCTGAAATGAGTGGTGAAATAAGTTCAAATCGGTATAAAAGATATTGTCATGGTATATATGATAAAATTACAGAAAAAGTAGTGAATAGAGGTGAGAAAACCGTTTGTCACTACAAAGATTATAGCATATTTAGGATACCTGTATTGGGTTACGAAGTATCTCTCGAAGATTTAGTATTGTCTTTGTTGTGTATTTTAATTAGTTGTACAGCTTTTATCGGCGTAAAATACGTAAAAGGTAGTAAAAAGTAACAATGAACCCAATAAATAATTTTGTTTTTTAGGAAAAACTGCGAGTAAAGCAATATTTATGAACAAAACGTAAATGTAATAAAATTGATTATATTCTGCGGGGTGTCTCGACATTCTTTCCAAAGTAATACTTCCTGGATAAGAAACGAATACTGCGTTTACACTTTCTTTTTTATCGTATGGACCAAAATTCTTAAAAATTAAACCCTTATCGTCGACTTTTATGAAATCATATTTTTTACACAAACTATTCAAATTAACCTGGTCATCCACGCATTTCATTTGTACAGACTCTTTTAATATTATTTTAAGATGTTTAACATAACCCATATACATACCAGAATTTGCGACGTCTCTATTATTACACGTACCAAAAATAATGATTTTACTGAATTCGGTCATATGTTCTGGATCTTTAGATACGAGTACTTTACATTTATAACTTTCAAAAAGACTCTTTACGTTTGAAATACCTTTATGTATTTTTGTGTCGAACCCGTCGACAAAAACAATTATATCGTCATCTTTTTTTGTTTCTATGTATTCCAGTAGGCCAATAGATTTATCCATGTATCCATTCCATTTTTTACCCATACCAAGAACTTTTACTTTAACACCGTGTTCGTTATTTATAAGTTCTTCGAACATACCTGCCGATTTATTCGCATAAGTTACTACTTCTACTGACATTTATAATAATAATATATTTTAATAAGTTGTACAGCTTTTATCAGCGTAAAATATGTAAAAGGTAGTAAAAAGTAATAACGAACCCAATAAATAATTTTGTTTTTTAGGAAAAACTGCGAGTAAAGCAATATTTATAAACAAAATGTAAATGTAAAAAAATTGCATATATTCTTTGGGGTGTCTCGATATTCTTTCCAAAGTAATACTTCCTGGATAAGAAATGAATATTGCGTTTACACTTTCTTTTTTATCGAATGGACTAAAATTCTTAAAAATTACTTCCTTATCGTCGACTTTTATGAAATCATATTTTTTACATAAGGCATTCAAATTATATTGGTCATCTTGACACTTTGGTTTTAAACTTTCTTTTAATAAAATTGTAAGATGTTTAACATAACCCATATACATACCACCACTTGCAATATGTTTATTGTCACACTTGGGAAATCCAAATCCTGTGTCAAGTATATCAGGGTGTTTTGAAAAAAGTATTTTACACTCGTAACTCTCAAAAAGACTCTTTACGTTTGAAATACCTTTATGTATTTTTGTGTCGAACCCGTCGACAAAAACAATTATATCGTCATCTTTTTTTGTTTCCATGTATTCCAGTAGGCCAATAGATTTATCCATGTATCCATTCCATTTTTTACCCATACCAAGAACTTTTACTTTAACGCCGTGTTCGTTATTTATAAGTTCTTCGAACATACCTGCCGATTTATTCGCATAAGTTACTACTTCTACTGACATTTACAATACAATTATATTTTAAATTGTTTTAAAGAAACAACTCTTAGTATAATAAAAAAACACTATGGAAACACTCAAAATCAAACGAATAAATTTAGAAGCTACTTTACCTACACGCGCATCTCCCGGTTCGGTTGGTTACGATTTGTATAGTTTGAACGATATAGTGATTGAACCACAATCTAGGGAAATCGTGAGTACGGGTATATGTGCGTCTATACCAATGGGGTGTTACGGTCGAATTGCACCGAGATCCGGATTATCCGTAAAGTATGGAATACACGTGGGTGCTGGTGTGATTGACCCCGATTATACGGGTGAACTAAAAGTGTGCCTTTTTAATCTCGGGAACGTCCCGTTCGAAATTAAAAAGGGGGATAGAATCGCTCAGTTAATTTTAGAGAAGTGTTTAACACCTTTGATTGAGGAGGTGGATGAGTTGAATAAAACTATGCGTGGAAACCGTGGTTTTGGATCTTCTGGTACTAATTAGGTATTATTTTCTTTTGAGTTGATAAATATGTTCTATTATAACCGTAGAGCCTAAAAATGTTAAAAGTGGATTATCGTATTTGTAGTAGCCGTAATATATTACAATTATACCCCATAAAAATGCGAGATAATCGGTAGTGGGTGATGCCATATAACTACAATTTGAATCTGTTGGTATAGAACTTTCCATCATTTGGTAATACAGTGTACCCATTATCACTGATAATACGAGTGCTAATAAGTGCATTATTAATATAATACACTATAATAAATTAGTTACCAAAAGCGACACCACCCATACCATTCTTAATCCTGAGAATGTTATAGTTGACCGCATACGCGCGAATCATATTGATGCCTGTATTTGTAGTAGAACCAGTGTAATTAATATTTATCTTCGCGTTATCGATTCTCGAAAAGTTCAAGGTACCCGTTGGTTGGGACTTGTTCATGGTAAGACAAAATGGCCATGTATATATTTGTTCCTCTGCTAAACTATCCGAAAGAACTGAACAGTGTCTCGTTGGAACAACGTGTCTGTAATATTCACTAGACATGTTCTCGAACAAAGCAATACCGTTTATGTACATCGAAGCATCTGAAAATGTGTATGCTGTAGTATCCTTGTTACCGGCAGTAATGTGAACACTCTTAACTGGGTGATTAAAGTAGGTAAGGTCTACGGAAGTATCTGAATCATTCATGGGTTGGTATTGCGTTTGTGTAATAAGAAGTTCGTGTTCGCTTTTAGTGAAGAATTCGCGTTCTTGAGTGTCGAGGAATACGTATGACGCGTATACTTTTGGTTTAGAACTAGGTTGAAACGTACCGTTTCTGCACTTAACTCTTATTTCGACTTCGTGGTATTGAAGACCAACAAGTGGGAGCGACTTTGTCCAGTCTTCGCTAAAGAAAAATGGAATCACGTAAGAATTGAAAGATTCATTAACACCTTGTGTTTGTGTTGTTACTGCACACGACGCCTTTGCTTGAGATTCATTATAAAGCGTGTTATGTACGGTATTGATAAACAATGTATCCAATTTGCACACTTCTTGACCACCTATCCAAAGTGCGAATTCGGTTGGTGTAGTTTCATCCGAAGTTCCATTAGCCGATTTGAAAATAGAATCGTTGTGGTTATTATGGTTAATATTTGTATTTTCAATCCAAACGTAACTTAAAAGATCACCCTTGGATTTGATAGGGATAGAAACTTCGTTTCCCGATTCAAACGTTCCGATATAATCGACTCGTTCTGGTTTAATTGCAAAGTTAGTGTGACGTTTATAGTTTTGTCTGAAGAAGGAGACTTGTGGGTCGCCTGTGATGTAGACATCTTGGGCACCGACCGAGACGAGGTCAATCAAAGCAGCTGACATATTTACTATT